TTTAGGTGGACTTCAATCAACAACAGGATCTCAACTTGCGGGAACTGCTGAAATTTCACTTATGGATCTAGTTTCTCAACCATCTTTAGCAATTGGAGAAATGCAGAGCAATCTTTCAAGCAATCTTGTTCCTATGGCGGTCGGTGCTGCAACTACGGCTGTCACTTTTAACGTCGGAAAACGCCTTTTGAGAAAACCGATCAACAATATTAACAGAAATCTGATGAAACCATTGTTAGGAGCGGGCATACGCCTTTAGGAGTTGATTATTTATGGCAAGTGTAGATTCATCAGGCGCATTAGTTATGAGAGGCGGCGGGGTAGTTCCTTTGTATAATGCCGGATTAACCGAAGCAACAGAAGACGAAATACAGACTGACGCAAATTTTGTTGGCGCAGCACAGCCCGCGGGCACATTCGCAACTCAATCTTTACCTAATCCAACAGTAGTGAGTGCAGGTATTGACGCCGAGAACGATGTAACATATGCATACATCAGATCAGCGGGTCAAATCAAGGCAGCATTACCAGTTTCAGGATTATCCTCTGGAATGGGAATGCCTGCTATGTTACCTTATCCAAAACAACTGGTTTCAGGCGACTCTGTGATTGTTATGGCTAATACTGTGGCTGATCGTGAAGTAGGTCTCTCAGTGGCGTGTAGTAATGGAGAATACCATTGTTTCTCAGTTACCCCTTCTTCAGCGAATGAATGGGAATTAGTTTCAGTATTGACAGGTCAATCCATAGGGGAAACGCTTCAAGGCCGCACTGTCACACACGCTTTCGCTATGGGTGGCAATAACTCAGCCAATTTCTCAAGCCCGATCTATTTCCTTAATGGATCAGGAACACCAATAGGAACAGTAATTCCGAATGATCCAGCGGTAGATTCAGGATTATACTCTCAATGTGTAGTTAGAATTGCCCTAAACACTCGTGTTGTATTCAGAACTGACGCTTAGGTGTTGATCTGATGGCTAAAATGACTAAAGCACAAGGTCGAAAACGATTGTTAGAGATTCAATCTAAAGCCATGAGGCTGCTTGAAAAAGATTATATTTCAATGAAAGACTATGCTGCAATAAGTAAAATTTGCAGAGATAGACGAAATAAGTTAATGTGAGGATCTAAAATGTATTATTGTTATGGAACTCCTAGAGCCACTTTAACGACTTGTCCGGCTAATACTTCACTATGGCGGGGAATTACTGTTTATACAGCAGGAGAGAACCCCGTTGCGATAAATCAAGGCGCTTATTGGGGCGGCGATCTAAATGAGTTCTATACTATCGCAATGGCTCCGCCTGACTGGATCTCTGGAACTTCAACGACAGAAGGAACGAATCCCGAATCAGATGCAAACGGAGTAATTCCAATAACAGGCGGTTTGAAAGGTGGATTATTTACCAATGCTAAAAAAGGCACTATTTTCGTTCCTGTTCAAATTTCTGATTCCATTATTAATCCGATCATTTTACCGGCTAACTGGAACTTGATTCTTTACCCTACAACTGGAACTATGAGCACCTCTGTTCAATTGATGATTCTGGGGATGGATCTAGTAAAACCATGAGGCTATCATATGCCTAAAGCAAAGCCTGATCGAGTAGAAGTTATTCGTTTTGAATTACAAGAATCTGAACGACAGATCCTACGAGATTATGTTGCGATTAATGGAATAAACAAATTACTTGAAACCGTTTTTACTAATTTTACAGCAATTATGAAAGATGCAACGGCGTTAATTGCGATCTTCATAATATTGAAAGAGATATTTCCTAATTTCAATCCTACATTTACTTCGGGGATGTCATCAGATGAAGTGTTGAATGAAGCAATAGGAGCCTATAATATTCTAAAAGAAACGGGGATTAATCCGTTCGCCTTTGCTGAATCTCGTCAAACAAGTGGGCGATCTGATGAAGCGGCTACATCTTTACTCGGTGGAATAATAAATTTGTTTTTCAAACCGTTCGAGGCTTTCGGTAGAGACGATTTTCTAAATAATAATTAAAATAAAAAAAAGGGAGATCGCCGGAACGATCCCCCAATTCTTTTTACGAAATCCTAGATAAATGACCATATCCATTTCAATGATCGAGTGATATATTTTCTTTCGCTTCTAGGTGGGGGTAGAGGCGATTTTTCTTCTATCATTGGCTTAATATCCACTACAACGCCGTCATAGTGTTTCTTAGTGTCTCGGAGAAGATTTTCTCTCGCTTGATCTATTCCTATTCCATGAATCCCTTTTTCATTATTATATTTACGAATTAACTCCATTGAAGGCTTTCCGTATGGATAACAGATAGTGCATCGAGGAGATCCTGAAGGATTACATACACCATCTTTCTCAAAGATTGCTTTCGTCACATGAATTAGTGAAACGTTTTGAGAATCTTCTAATAATTGATTTCTAACCCATGCGGAAAAATTAGGCTTTTGACCTGCTAATTCATCAGTTTTCTGATCCAGAGAAATAGTTCTAATTATTCGACTCATTTAATCACCAACTGGTTAAAATGATGATTAACTCCTTTGACAGTTACCCAACATTGAGTATTATTCTCCTTTTGAATATCTTCGAAGGTTTCAAAATCCAGGACTATTTGACAATGTTTGCATCGTAATTTCATATGAATCCCTCTGATCTCATTCTATCGAATGCTCTTGAACAAGATGCACAATCTTCAATTTCTGTTTCAGATTCTCTTAATATTGTGCCTTCTATTTCACCTTCTTCATTGTATTGAAAATGAGCGTGTATTCTACCTTGACAGAATGTGCAAGTTATTGACCCGTCATCGTTGTGAATTGCTGTATCAACGGATCCTTTGCCCGTTCCTACGTCAATCTCTGGATTATGACCAGAACCGCATTCAGGGCAGCCAATCTCAGCCCATGCGGGTAAATCTGACGCTTTCACATCAGCAGATAAACCACAATCAAAACAATTAATTGTAGCAGATCCAACTTCGTCATCATTCATTATTTTCACCTCTAAAAATTACAAATATAGATGGGAAAGGTGCAGATTTACCTTCTCCAGTATCAGGGTGAATAAATTTGATACGACCTTTGATAAAACGTATTTCAGCATTATTATTAATATAATCGTGAAAATATTTTGTGTCGGTTCTCGGTGGAATTAGTAGAATTATTGTTGATCCTAATTTCCATTCATTGTAGGCCTTTTCAATCCATAGAGACATTTTAGAATATGGCGGATTTACAAAACATACTTTTTCTCTATGCCATGAAATAGAAAGTCCGTCAAATTCATACAATGCGGGACATGGATCAAATAATTCTCCAAATTCTTCAACTAAAGAATCTAAAATGTATTTTGGCGTTTGCCAATGATCGTTTCCTGATTTTTCATAAGATCCGTTTCTGTATATAGAATCAAATATCAGGGGCAATTTAGGTTGAGCGTTAGGTATCGGCGGCGGATCCATGCTGTTTCGGACTCTGTAAGAGATAATAAGTGTAATTATTACAGCCCATTGTAATAAAATCATTAATTATTACCTAAACCGAGTATATACATATAATAATAATAGATATATCATAATAATAATAATAATAATAATAGATCATAAAAAAAAGTGTCAAAATAAAGGTTTAAGGAACGGTTTCGGTTCCGTTGAAGTATGCTAGAGTCAGTCTTAATAGTAGTAGTCGCAATAATGGAAATTTTGGTCATAATTTGGGTATTATCTCAAATTAATAGATCAATTAGAGAAGAAATTGAAGATCTTGAAGAAAAAATAGATCAAAAACTCGCTTTAGCGATTCAATCAACTGGATTAGTTCAATCAGGAGAACCGATCAACCCAATTCAACAAGCAATCGCCTCTATGTTGACTAATGCAGCATCTAATTCAAACAAAGGATCAAGCCCAATTGAAATTTTGAGAGATTCTAACGGAAATTTCACAAAAAAGGAAAATTAAACCGGAAACCGGAAAATAGCTTTTAGAAAAACTCCGAAAACCGGAAAAATAGCATAAACGGACATCTATAATAATAAACTAAAGAGATCTCCGGCAGTTATGGCACGTCGTAAAACACCACGAAGGAGATCAAGAAAATCTTTTTCAATATTAAATGCACTAGAAAGCCTCACTTATGCTGAAATCATAAGCAGAGGATTAACCGGAACTGGAGTTATGGGATTCATAACAGGAGAACAGGATCTAGGTTACACAAAGAATGTCACCGTTACCGATATGGGTTTAGGTGGACTTCAATCAACAACAGGATCTCAACTTGCGGGAACTGCTGAAATTTCACTTATGGATCTAGTTTCTCAACCATCTTTAGCAATTGGAGA